GCTTCATATATAGTACTCAAACTACCATCTGAATTTATAACGTCTAACATAACTGAAACGTCTAAAGTTTCCAATGCTGCTGTTGGTGTTGAACATGATGTAGTTACATTTGCTTTGGAGTTTAAAATTTTTAAATCATTTTCCAAAGTAGTAACATTAGTTTGACATGTTTTTTGTTTTTGAACCAATGTATCTATGTCAAGTTTTAATTTACTTTTATAACCAAAAGGTGTTGTACATTCATTAAGAATTAATGGGCTATTTTTACTATTTAATTGTTTATTTATATTTAATAAATCTGTTACATCATCACATGTGTATGAATTTACGTCACCATCTAAAAATCTTTTATATCTGGCTGGTCCTAAAATATTTTGCCATTGTGTTAAACCACCATTCGCTTCATTTATACAATATGTTTTATTTAAAGGAGGACATGTTATAATTGAATAACTAGCACTAATAAATTCTTTAGATTTTATTTCTATTTGTGAACTTATTTGTGAACAATCTACTTTAGCTGTTGCAATAGTATTTTTAAGTGCTAAAATATCAGCAGCTAATTTAGGGTCACCATTTGTTGTTATCGTTGGATTTAAAATATCAGCTAAATTTTGACAATCCATTTTAAATAAATAATCGAAATCTACTTCTAAACTACATTCTTTATCTCCTTTACCAACATTAAACATAGCACCGTCATTATTAACAGCATTAAATACAACTTTAAATGAATCTAAAACACATGTTTCAGCTTGTTTTTTCCATCTACATTTTTGAGAATCATTATCCCAATAAATTGCTGTTGTATCAACACCATTAAATAACCCTAATTTAGTGTTTGCTTCTTCAATAATGAAAGGTGTTCTAACTTTACAGCAATAACTACCCATTTCTATTGGAATATAGTTACCGAATTCAATAAATCTAAAAAAACTTATTGTCCCATCACTATTTAATAATAGTGATGATTGTGTTGGAGTATAACCTTCTAACGTACCGTATTGTTGAAAATATCTACTAATATTCTTTTTATTATCCTTTAATATAGAATTCGATACTGCATCACCTAAACCTCTACATGTAGTATCATAATCCTCTAAATCGAAAAAATATCCCATATATTTTATTTATAATTATTTTTATTTTTTTTTATTCGTATAAACTTTTACAACAATCCAAAAGTCCACTTTGTCTACCCTCAAAAATTTTACGTAATTCACTATTCACACCTTTAGCTACGTCTGACATACCTAAAGCAGTTAATTTACAACCAAATCCTATTTCACCCGTAAATGGGTCTTTGATACCATTTACTAAGTCTGTGTACTTACCAATACAGTTTGACCCATCTGGTGTTATAACAGCACTTTCTCCATAACCATAAAACATTTTAAACTGTAAATAGTAATTACCAGAGTTTTCTGGAATTTGTATTGGTGGTAAATCTTGTTGGAAACCAGTGCCATCTGGGTTTTGAACCCATTTAGTAATACCCCATTTACAAGCTATATTACAACCACATTTATTTGTCGTACAGCATACGTAACCACTACTTCTCATATATCGAGACTCATCAACTATTGCTCCATCAAAATCAGAATCCATGTATACAGATTTACCACCCAATGATTTACAACATTCTTTATTTAGAAATGATGTTGGTTTTATACCTACAATTTCACCAGCTGGATTAAAGGTGTTAATATCAACTACATAAAAACCATTTTTTGTATTTATTTTAGCTGTACTATTTTTAACTAAATTAGAACATGGTGCTGGTTTAGGTTTACCTTTTTCGATACATACACTTAAAATTTCATCTTCTTCATCACTTGGACATCCACAAGGTGTTAGTGGTTTTTGAGGCATTGGGTCATTTATAATTTCAGTTTTATGGACAACACAATCACCAACGTCAGTATTATCAGTTGCAAGTATATCTACATATGTATTACCTTTATAATTGGTAATATCACCTTGACCGTAATTTGAAAAAATATTTTCAGTACTAGTTAATTGGGAACCTAAACTTATTGTTACAGCTGAAAAATTAGGTATAAGTTTTCTAAATTGGTTAATGTATTTATAACCACCATCATATTGACCTACGTGTGGGTTATTTCCAGTAAGAATATCAATTGTTGAACCAGTACCACCAGTTTCTCTATACCATAAACCATTGTTTTGGAAATACATATCTGGTGTGTCTGCTAACATTTTAGGGAAACCATTTGAATCTATTGGATATAGTGATAAATCTGTATCTAAATCATTTTGAGATAATATTTCTATAAATAAATCAATATCTAATGGAGCATCGGCTCTATAAATATATTCATTAAAAGTTATCAACCCTTTTGGTATACCCATAAAATTAACTAAAAACTCTATTGATTTCCTAGCACCTTTTGATTTCCAAATCCATGGTGAATTTAATATTAATCGTCTCCATAATTCATTATCTGTTTCAACTGGTGTCATACCAACTGATTGTCCAGAATATTGTGATGCTGAATTTGTTACATAATTATGTAACAAATTATCACCCATTATTGTTGATGCTAATTCCCAACCCAATACTTTAGCTAAATCTTTTAAATATTTATCTGGTACGTTGTCTTCTTTATTATATGTTACTGTATGAGCAAAAGATATACCTTGAATGAATTGATTTAAATCATCAAAAGACCTTCCATAAATATTAAGTGTTTTATTAACTTTTTGACCAGTTGTAGTATCTTGATGTGCTAGTGCTAAATGCACTGGGACAGTATCAAAAGCTGAAATTGATTCAGATACCAAAAATCTAGACATTAAATTTGTTTCATTCAAATCATAGTTTGTTGCAATATCTAACAATTCTGTTGCATAATCAATATACCTTTGTGATGTAAAATCAATATTATACCCATCACTAATTGGCCATGTTATAGATTTTGATGTATACATTAACATACCATCATCAGACCTACTAGGATAATTGAATTTTGCAATAAAAAGAGGTGTTGATTTTCTATTTAATAGATATTCACCTAATCCAGTTAAACCATTGAAAAATGAATTTTCAATTATTTTTTTAGGTTTTATGTGGTAATAAATATTTGAAGCACTAGTTCCACCAGTAAAAGGTTTCCCTTTAACTTTGAAATAAATATAATCATTTGATTCATAAGTTGATGCGGTAAAGTTCAACACATCATATTCAACATCATTATTTAATATGGCATAAGAAGCATAATTCATTGTCATGTTTCTTAAATCATTTGTTTCATTAAATGTGTCAATTATAGTACCATTCGTTAAATAATTTATTTGATACTGATTAACTAAAAATGTTGTATTAACTTTAAAAGTACTTTCATTAATTATATTATCATATACGTAATCTTCATATGAATTACCATTTAAATCGTTACCTTTAAAATTAATACTTGGAGAAACAAATAAAGATGCTGGCCATTTAGTTATAATTTCTTCTAAAGTAATTCTGATATATTCGGTCATTGAACCAAATAATGCATAATTTTTTAATTTTGTAGTATCTAAATTTAAAAAAGTACTTATATTATTTTTTAATAATACTTGTGATTCAATAACAGTTAATTCTAAATTATCTAATGTAACAAAATTAGAAAACTTACCAGTAGCATATTTTTTATCAACTTTCGGGTCCATGTTGGTGGTAATCGCAAAATTACCCATAGTAAATAATGGTGTACCAGCACCAGACGCTAATTGTATACCTACAGAGTCTGGACTAAAATTCCTATACTGAATACTATTAGCATTGTAAGTTACCTTATTTGAATACCCAGTTACTTTTATTTTCTTTGCCATTTGAAATGTTAGATTGCTGTTATATTATTAAATGTTTTAGTAAAATCAATTGATGCTCTTCCTTCTCTAACTTCATATAATGGTGCACCAGTATATTGGTCTTTAATTTCGTATAGACTATATTGTTTATAAATATCGTTATTGAAATTGTAAATTGTATAAATACCATCTTCAAGACTTTTAGTTTGATTACCAAACAATGCAAATGCCAATGTTTCAACATCATGTTGTACCATTTCAACTTCTATCATAATAGGATTGAAGAAAGTATTTGTTATAATTACTTGTTGATTAGGTTGACCTATAAATGGTAACGCATTTGGTTTAACATTTGAAGCAGAAGCTGGTGATACAGTACAGAAAGTTAAACTAGAACTATCATTAAAACGATATCTAATTGCTTTTTGATTTGAATTTGTTAAATTTTGATTAACTGGTTCCGCTCTATTATTTGATGTAATAACTCTGAAGAAATTATTAATTTTAGCATCATTAGCTGATGAAGTAGTGTTTAAATATTCTATTCTATAACCAACTAAACCATCATTTTCAAATTTACCAACGAAATTTGGTGGTATATTTGATATATCAAACAATAAACCTTTTATATCTGAAAAAGCAGATAATACACCAGCATCAACTATTGTTGTTCTAATTTCTACTGGTTTAATAATAATCGTATAAAAACCTTTTACACCAAAAGTAGCAACTGGTAATTTAAGCGTATACATACCACCAAAAACTTCAAAACCAGTAACACTTGATTGAATTTTATTAGGATTATCTATTTTCTGTAAAACATCATTTGAATTTAATTTAATTAAACTAGGATTTCCTACTTTATCTCTAGAAGGTGTATAATGGTAGAAAATTTCTACGTCATCTGGTGATATATCTGCTGGTCTAACAATACCGTATGTTCCCGTTGCCATATTTTAATTTATTTATTTAATTTTTATATATATAAAGATAATACCAAATGTTTAATAAGTAATCACTTGTTATTATATTCTTTCAATTTATTGTTTATTTAGTTTGTAATACCCATTTCCGTAACTTTCTAATCCTTTAATATTTTTTATTTCTGATAACTTTAAATGCATATCCATAACTGTAGTAATACCTCTATCTATAAATACATCGTTTTCAACTTCTGGTGGAGAAATTATACCAAATAAATATTCTTCTTTGGTCAATGCCGATAAAGATATATTTGTTTTATTAAATCCTTCACCAATATATCTAAGTATTGATTTTGGATTTCCGATATAATCTTTAAATTGAAGACCGTTAATTTGATTGTTTGTACCTAAGTTAATATCATTAATTGCATCAAAAACATATGTTTTTGGGTTATCCATAGATGTAATCCTATCAACACCATTAACCAAAATACCTTCATAGTTTTCATAAATTTCAGCATTGACATCAAAATTAGTTCTGTATGGATTTATCGCAGAATACGACCTAACATCTTCAATTCTACTATCTGTAGTTGCAGTGATAACTATATCAACAAAATTATAATAATTATTTTCTGTATTTGATGGATATCTCAAAACATTCCAAAGATTTTGAGGTGTATTAACCGTTGTAAAATAAGGATTGAAAGCTCCACTCATAAATGGGAACGTTAACCCTAAATCTGTTAATTTATTAGTTAATAATGTGTAGTCAGCTGGTGTTGACACTTTATTTTTAACAATATAATCAATATCAGTAAACATACCCATATCATCGATATTCTGTGTTAATAAAATTTTAATATAAAATGTTGTAGCAGTCAATGTTCCCCATATTTTTGGGTCCTCACTACTTCTATTTATACTATCTTCTAATAATATTTGTCTTTTTATTACTTCCATTATGTTGCGTTTATTTCATACAATGTAACTTTACATGTATTTGAATTGTAAATTACATTATTAACCCCAGAACCACCATTTCCTTGGTACGTATCGTCTATTTCATAATAAAAACCAGTTGAATTTCTTACTAGTTTTAATCTAGTATATAATTCATGTACCAATTTATCTATTGGTTGAGCTGAATTTTTAACCATTAAATTAACGTTTTTACCCGTTTTTGCGTTTTTAAAAGATGCCTTCATATATAAATACTTTGAAGACCCAATTTTTAAACCACTTTTATAATCGTATATATGATAACCTTCAGCAAAACCTCTAGGATTTATCAATGGATTTTCAACAACAAAATTAACTGGTATTTGTACCGCTGGTTTTGGTGTCCCAGCTATTGTGTTAGGTGGTAACGGTGGTTGAAGTAAATCAGAAGTATTTAATTCTGAATATAAAGTTGTAAAAGTAACCAACCTTTGAGTTAAAGGGTTGTCGGTATCATAAAAATTTAAATTTAAAAATGTTTGTTTAAATGATTCTTTCCTAAATTTAATATCATCATCAACAAACCCAATATTACCATAAAAACCTTTATAGTTATTAGTTGAATCCAAAAGGTAAATATCATAAGTGATTTTATCAATATGGTTCCCTAATAAATCCAATGGTAAAAACCTAACTTTTTCATAATCTAAAATTGGGTTTATAGCATATTCAACTTCTGTGTCAACAAAAACTCTTTCTATTAACTCAGCATTATCAACATTTTGAGTTGTCATAACTATTGGCACTGTAATTGTTGTTGCAGTAGCCCCACTATCAATTGTTGATAAGTTTATCGTGTATTTATTAACAAACATCGTCTTCTGAATTAATTGTAAATTTATCTGTTATTCTATCACCAGTTGGGTCCGCTGGGAATGTTCCATAATATAATCCCCAAACACCAAATGGGTCTTGTCTTTTAACTGAAAAACAATAATTATCATACATATAATGAGAATTATTTAAGAAAGGATAATCCAATGCTTTAGTATCACTTTCATTAAAACCAATATCTAAAAAATCTCTCCAAACTATTCTAGTATCACCTAAATCAGTAGCGTAACTAGGTATCCCATCTGTAAATTGGTCACCAACTTCTATATATGATGAGTATTGTCTAATCTTTATTAAATTATGTGGTTGATAAATGTAACCTTCATGTCTTGGACCTAAATTTATTGTTTTAGTTTTAGGTGGTGTTAATGGTGACGTTGGTTTACCTACTTCAGTAACATATGCTAACGTAGTATTTGCATTTTCTCTACTGACAGTATTAAATCTATGAATAACATCAGCCAATACTGTTTCGTTTAATGAATTTACATCATATTCAACTAAATCCCCATAAAATTCATTATTACTTAAATTATTTATTTTTATATCACCTTCCAATGGTGTATGTGATATAAATGGTGTTCCAGCACCGTTATGTATTCTATGTATTGAAGGTATACCCCTTAAATGAGTTAAAGTATTACTATTAACCAATTTAGCATCATAAGGTGTTTCAATACCAGATGATACTTTTGAAAATAAATTATCACTATCTGTTTTTAGTATCGTTAAATATAATTGACTCAATGGTCTACCTAAATTATCAACCAAATCACTTACATCAATATCTTCATTAAAAACAAACTGAATAATAGAATCATTAAAGAAACTTTCACTAAATCCTACTCTATAAGCTTCATAATCATCAGTTTCGATAATTGGTGATAGTTTTGTTTTTATTTTTCTAAACTTTCTAAAATAATACTTACATTCAATATTATTAACAACTTTTTTAAATCTAGAAATAGGTGACAAAACACCAGTTGATGGTTTATCAATTACAAAATAATATTCTTTTAAATCACCATTATCTAACCCAGTTCTAACAACAATGTGGTCACCATCATATCCAGTCGTACCAACAATTCTAACAACATCACCTATATTTAGATTATGTCTACATGAAAGACCAATAGCTGTCATATTTCTTGTTGAAACATCCGCTGCTACTTTATTTGTTATCATAACACCACCGTTAACCATAGTATGTCCGCTATCAACACTAGCTGGATATGTAATAGTTAGTTCCCAATTTTTAACTGGTGTAGTTGTCGTACCATATGGTTTAAAATCTGGGAGTAAACTAAAACGTTCTCGTTTAGGTTCCATATCTATATAATTACATAATCCAGATTTTGTAATGTCTGGGTCATAAACACCAAACCAACCATCTTTTTCTTTTAAATTAGTTTTAATAGAAGTAGTATAATTCAAATCTGTTTCATCATTAAGACCATCTTTAGGGTATGATGTATCTAAAAAATCAAGTGAATTTAACCAACTCCATGTATATTTGTTAGACTTAATTGGTTCAGCTAAATTAAACAATGGGTTAGACATAGTTGTATTTACCGTGCCAATAATACGATAAGTTTTACATCTTTGTCTTTCAACATTGAACCTTTCAGCAACATTAACAACCTTATAAATCTCATTTGTTGGTAACAATCTTTGACTGTTTTCAATATTGATTTTTAAATAAGAATCGTTATTAACATTCTTAACAGATAACTCTTTGTTTAATATTTGTTTAGTTCTTTCAGTATTCATTCTTATGTCGATTTAATAATTGTACATCCTACACTATCAGTTATTGTTGCTACTAAAGCTGGACTAGGATAAACAGAACAGAAAGTAGTTCTTACTGGATTTGCTATAACAGAACTAGCTAAAGGTCCAACATAAGAATTATTAATTACATTTAAAGGTCGTGTAGAAGTTTTAGCACCAATACCACCAGTTGCTGTAAAACTATATCTACAAACTAAAGGTAAAGGTACCGCAGTATTTGTTTTATTTACTTGAGCAACTAAAGCAGTTGTTGGTGTTAATATTGTTGGTAATGTACCATTTGTAGTACAACCTTTATTATCAGTTATAGTATATGATATCACAGCTGAACTAGACGGTGGTTTAACAGCGTTAATGACTTGTTGATTAGTAGTAATAACCACTGTTTGGATTGGTCCATTATTTACACTATAATTGAATGTATACGGTGCACGTTCAGTATAAGAAGGTGCAATCTGCCAATGAGAAACATTAAATTTAAATGTAACAACATTAGGATTACATTGTTTTGAATTATTAATTCCAGTAAAGTTTACACTTAATGTTGTATTTGGTAATCTAATAGCTGGTTCATTCATAACTAATTCATTACTAACACATGAACCATCAGCTGAAATAAAACTTAATTTTAAATTTTTGTTTGTTTGTATACTATTAGGTATTGTAACATTAACATATGTTGAACCATCAACATAATCTGTTGTTGATAGTAAAGTATTATATGTTGGTGTGCCAGACGTATCTGATTCATCATTAACTCTATATCTAACATTTATTTTCAATGGTGCAACAGAACCAGATGGAATTGGTGCACCAGTTTGTACCAAGAATGGTATAACATAACTACTTGAACTACATTGTCTAGCTAAATCAGCAGCAGAAGCCATAGCGGCAATCATCTGTTGGTTTTTACTACCAATTGTAAAGTTGAATGCTGCTGAAGTTCCATAAGCATCAACAACAGTAACAGAATAACTACCTCTTAATAAACCAGTACTAATTAAGTTTCCATTACTATAACTAGCTGGCCCAGTAACAGTAGTTGTATATGGTGGTTTACCACCAACAATTTTTAATGTATATTTACCATCTGAACCGCTCCAACACGTTGTTGGTGAAGATGAATCTAATGTTACAACTACTGGTGTTGGTCCATCAATTTTTAAATCTTGGATAATGTTATCACTACTGGTGTTGGTCCATCAATTTTTAAATCTTGGACAGTAACAGATGTAGTACCATCACTCATTACTAGTTTATATCCATATGCTGGTGGTGTACCACCATTTGAACCTACATCTGCTGGTAAACTACCTATCACTGTTGGTATAGATGTAATATTTGTTGTATTTCTTACAACAGTTCCATCACTTTTATATAATTTATATGTCCAAACACCAGAACCACCTCCAATACTAGAAATAGTTATTTCACCATCAACTGCTGATGCAGAGGCACACATTTTTGTTACACTAGCACTACCATAAAAAGGTGGTGGTCCATCAACATTAACTGTTTGAGTTACGTTGTTACCGTTGGCATCCACAACTTCAATACTGTATTGACCTTGTGGTCCACTAATTGTTTTTGGTATTGGTTGTCCAGTCGATGGGTCCATCACTAAAGTACCAGTAGAAACACCATTAGGTCCACTTATAGTGTAGGTAAATGGTGCTGTTCCAGAGATAACTGTAAATGTTATAGAACCATTATTTGTACTTGATGAAGGAATTGAACTGGCAACTACGTTAAATTCTTTTTCAGCTACTGGAATACATTTAGTGAAAAATCTTTTGTTTAATTTATCTAAACTACTTTTACCTGGTATTATACCAAAATAAAAGAAATATGATTGTTTAGGTTGACCGTAATTATTATCACTTCCAGATTGAAAACCTCTAAATTTCAAATAATCTGGTCCATTTAATGTTGAATTTGAAGCAAAAGTATATATCGCTTGATTTTGTGTGTTGAATTCAGTAGTAAATGTACCACCATGATTAAATGATGTAACACTATTAGGTAAATCTTTATTCAAATCATATATAACGTCTCTGAACCATTTACCACTATTTTCATCTATATCATTCTTACCTAAAGTACCATCTGGTAGTATTGCAGTACCAGATGAATTATAATCTAATTCATCTAAATCAACACCCATTTCACATAAGTGTCTAATATTTAATACTTGTCTAGAATCTGAATGTATACCAATACAGTCTACTTCAAAAAATAACCCTTTTATATTTCCATCTAATCCACATTGTCCAGTAGTTTCAGTAGTTCCAGCATCCGTTAATTCTTGTATATCTGGGGGTAATTTATATGATGAAGGTATCAATAAAGATTGTATCTTTGGAATACCTTGCCAATCACAATCAAAGACTGAACCTAAACAAATTACATCAGTAGCAAATAATTTGAACGATACATCATGTTTTGTTGCAGCATAATAAAATTCTTCACCTACTTTTTTACCATCTACATAAGTATCAATTTTTTTAATAAGTCCTTCTCTTAATGAAACTTCACGATGTGATTTTTGTGAGTTATCACCAGTTGGATAACATAAATCAACTAAATAATTGGTATGACAATCATTATCACCAACACCATTTTTATTACCATCAACACCACCTTGACTAAAAAATTCTGAATTACAATCATATTCACAAAATCTTTCTCTACCTCTTTTTTTCTTTTTATATTTTAATAAGAATCCAAATAAAGTACCAGTTACCCAATCATTATAAAAATCGAATTGAAATAAATTCATATTTTTAGCCATTTCAAAAGCTAAACAATTATCCAAACCAGCTAAATCACCAATTAGCCATTTCAAAAGCTAAACAATTATCCAACCCAGCTAAATCACCAAATTTTTCTGGATGACCAAAATTGTCACCAGGATAGTAAGCTGGTGCGTTATTTGCGGCTGATAATGCTTTCCAACCTTCTGAACTTTTTTTACATCCAGGTGCAAAATATGTTCCACTATCATTAGGGCATTCAGTATATAAACACTTAATATATTCAACATCTTTTAATGTGGCCGCAGTAGCACATGCACCACCAAAAGAACCAAAAGGTTTAAAACCTAATACTTCCCATGTAGATAAAGAACAAAGAGTATCGAACAAACCCCTAATAGCACCAATTATAACATTAACAATTTTAATAAGAACATTTATTATTGGTATTATAAGTGCGTTCATAACGTATATTAAAAAACCCATAATTTTTATCATTATACACATAATAAAAAATATAGCTGAAATTTCAGTATTTACTTTATTAAATGGAAATGGATTTTTATCACCTGGACAATTATCTACATTTTTAATACCAGTTGCAGCTCTTTTAGTTGCTGGTACTAAGTTGTTTTGGAATCTAGAAATAAAATTACTAACAGTATATATTTTATTCCAATATAAACTTCTAAAACTAGATTTTTTAGTTGTTTCATCAAATTTATAATCAATTTCTGTTGAATTTCTTGGATTGTTTGGTACCAAATATTTTGCTCTGGTTCTAAGTCTACCTTCACCACCAGTATTTTCCATACCAATCTTGAATCTAACACTAGCTCTTGTTGGTATACCTTTGTTTGGGTCTTCAGAAGGTATTAAATTACCATTTTCATCAGTTATAACATAATCCAAATTCATAGGTATTTGATAAGCCCATGTTCCATCAGCATCAATTAATTGACCACCATTAACATCAAATGATTCAACACCACCATCCATGGTTTCTCTAATCATCTCAACGGTACCTTCACCAGCAACTTGTGAACAAAGTTCACCCAACGCTGTTCTTGGTCTACATGTTTTGTTTATACTATTTTTATCTTGGTCACCAAATATACTACCCAAAAACATAGCAGAAGGTATTACATTGTAATTCATATCGATATCCGCTCTACTGATACCTATTTCACATGTTTCTACTTCACCCCAGAAAGGTTGTACGTTAACAGAATAATTTGTTGATTTAATTTGGTATAATTTATCTAAATTAGTACCACCTTTAAATTTAGTAGGACTTTCAAAATTTTTATCAGATATACCTTGACCAATTAAATCGTAAGGTCTTTGTGATACAATACCTATATCTGAAATATCAGCATCAATATGAATATTATAAGTACCTAATGGTATACCAAATATCATAAAATCACCAGCACTATTTGTTGTAGTTGTAAATTTAAAATATTTACAATAAACATGAAGCAACTCTTCATTGTCTAATATTTCTCGTTTGTTTGGAAAAGTACCAATTGGTGTAAAACATTCGTTGTTTGTTTCACTAGATTTAGGTAAAAGATTATACCTAATACCATCACTATCTTTATCAGTAACAATACTATAAGGATACAAACCTCTAATTACAGAATCTTTACTATCTTCATCGTCAATAGGTAGAAAAACACTAACTCTGGCATTTGGTAACCCAAACCCACTATTTATTATAACCCTACCTACTATTACACCATAATCTGAACAAAAATTCCTATAAGCTTCTTCTTGTGTTATTTTCATTGAAAGAACTTCAATGAAATCAAACTCTTGGTCTATTTTAACTTTAAGATAATTATCTGAACCATTTGGTGTTGTTCTTATTCTTATTGTTTCTGACATATTTATTTTTAATATTTATCTGTTATATCCTCAACGTCTACCATAACAACATCATCTTCAGTTAAATCATCATCGTCATCATCATCGTCATCATAGTCGTCATCATCGTCATCATTTTTCTTACCTACAAATTTACTTATTAGATTAACAATATTAACGTCTTTTGTTAATACTATAGTATTAAACATGAACCATATAATCGCTATATTTATTAATGGTAATAATAAAATACCAATTAAAAAACCTAACACTTTAAAAGTATAATGTAAAAATACTTTCCCTTTTTCTTTATTTGTTAATTTAAAAAATTCATTTTTTTCTGGTACTTCAAAACCACTTTTTGTTTTACAATTACAACCACTCATACAATTAATTTATTATCGCCCATTTATGGTTAAAAATAGTTCTTCTAACTGAACCATTTAAACCATTATTTATTTTTTTACCTCTTAAACAATTAGATAAAACACCTCTAATTTTACTATTTACGCTATTAGTAAATTTATTATTAATTAAATAATCAGCAGCTTCAACTAAATTATCAAACAAAATTTCATCACCAGAACTAATATTTATTAATTTAAACGTCTTAAAATTACCATTATTTTTTATTTTTGTTTTTGACATTTGTATTTTAGTTGTTAAATTAAAATTATTTTTTCTAAGTTTGCTAACTGTAGCTAAATTATACCCTAATAAACTATTCAATGAATCAAACAAATCAATATAAAAATTCTCTCTATCAGATAATATATTTTTATCACAAAACTCAATAATTTCAAATTTGAATTTATCTAATCCATCTCTGTTTACTGCATTTTGTAAATGAGTATTATGATGATTATTCGCTTTTAACATATATTTATGTTTTTTTAACCTTACATCAATTTCTATTGAACTACCGATATAAACTTTACTATCAATAGTGTTAATTATTTTATAAATTCCACAACCCATTTCTTTTTTTTTATATACATTTGTTATTTTAACAAATATAAAGATTATTTTT